TGTATGGCATGTCGGAAGTCGTGTTGCAGTTCCTTCCAGATGGTCAGTTGCCGGCCAACACGAATGACATTGCCGGCAGATTTATTGTGATGGCCACCTGGGACGACGCCCCGCATCTATCAAAGGAGGCAAAGGATGAACTCTGGAGATCATTACCCCCTTTCCAGCGTGACGCCCGCTCGAAGGGAATACCACAACTTGGAGCAGGTGCTATTTACCCTGTCCCCGAGTCAGACCTTCTTGTTAGTCCTTTCGCAATTCCTGCTCATTGGCCTAGGGGCTATGGCATGGACGTTGGCTGGAACAATACGGCTGCCGTTTGGGGAGCGATAGATCGTGAACATGACATCCTGTATCTCGATTCAGAATATAAACGGGGACAGGCAGAACCTTCAATTCACACCGCCGCAATCAAAGCAAGAGGTGAATGGGTGCCAGGATTTATTGACCCTGCGTCTCGCGGACGGTCACAGCGTGATGGTTCGCAACTCCTCAATGATTACAAGCAACTGGGTCTTCAACTCCAGTTGGCTGACAATGGCGTTGAGTCAGGGTTATACGCAGTCTGGAACCGTATGTCAACGGGACGACTAAAGGTCTTCCGCTCGATGCAGCAATGGCTTGCTGAATTCCGGTTGTACAGGCGTGATGAGAAGGGCCGTGTGGTTAAAGATAACGATCACCTCATGGACTGCACCAGATATCTGGAATCACGCCTGTCCCGGATGTTGGTGAAGCCTCCGGTGCGTTCAAGTGTGCAGGCTGAGAAACCAGTGAGCGCGTGGTCATGAACGTTGAGCGATGGAAGCAAACCAATCCGCCGATGGTGCAGGATAGCGATAGCACCAAGCTCCTTCGCGCTACGGTCTACAAGTTTGATAAGAATGGCAAGGTTGTGAAGGTGGAGAAGCGTGGCTAGTAAGTATCGTTGTTCTCACTGTGGCGTGATCGTTTTCAGGGACAGCATCAAGCAATGGGTTAAATCATTTTGTGAAAAGTCAGGGTTTACTGTCCACCTTCAGCGGGTGAAGCGTGCCTAAGTGGACCACGAGGCGATATACACCTCCCTCACGACCTCCTGGGGACTCCTTCACCGACATCAATGGTGGCCATCCAACCCGTGGCGCACAGATGAGTGATGTTCAATCAGGTGGACTATTGGTCAGTAAGACAAAACGTAAGACAAAAGGTAAGTCAATCGCTGCAAAGCCTGACCGCCCAGACCGAGCGCCAAGGGATACGATAAGGATGAGAGCGTAGTGGAACGCACCGGTTCGCGCCCAATACAGTTCAAGAATGTCCCGGCGCGAGGGGATAAGATGCAATCGGGGGATGTCCAGACCTCAGGAATGTTGCAGACTAAGTTTCCTAAACGGAAGACCACCCGCATCCCAACCAACGGCTTGGCCATTAGCAGCGCCTTCAAGGTCCGCGCCAAAGCGCCCAAATTCAAGCCTCACAAGGTGATTGTATGAGTGACGTACAGACGGGTGGAGTGTTGACAGCGGCGAAGCGTAAGAAGATTCCCACCAGCAAGTTTGGATTGCCTGGGTCGCGGAAGTATCCGATGCCTGACCGTTCTCATGCCGCGAATGCGAAGGCCCGCGCAACACAGATGGTCAAGGCTGGCAAGCTGTCCTCGGCATCGAAGGCCAAGATTGACGCGAAGGCGAACCGTATTCTTCATGGCTGAGAAGAATTACCAGACCCAAGGTTATCAAGCTCAAACCACGAGTGACCTAAAGCTCGACAAAGCGGTTGTGTTGTACATGGATGCCGCTGCGATTGCCAAGCCCAAGGGCGCACACTGTGATGATTGCATTATGTACATTGGGACCGAGGAAACACCTGGTCGGTGTGGTGCTGTGGCGGGGGTGATTCAGCCTCTTGGAGTGTGTGGGCTGTATGTATTTGGTGAGCCGAATAACTTTAAGGAATCCGGTCACCTGTCGAAGAAGGTCGCAGGTTACATTGATGATGGTCCTACCCATTGTGGGACCTGCAAATACTTCAACGGCAAGGATGCGTGTCGCAAGGTCGAAGGGGTGATTGAGTTTGGTGGGTGCTGTAATTACTGGACACCGCGTTGATGGCCCCCCAACCCGTTCTCTATATTATCCGTCATGGCCAAACTGACCTCAACGCAGGTAATAAGTTTAGGGGCTTCATGGATGTTAACCTTGATTCTACTGGCCGACGCCAAGCGGAAGAGGCTAGAAAGTTTCTATCGGGTGTTCACTTTGCTCAAGCATATTCGAGCGATCTTCGCCGTGCGGCTGAGACTTTGGATATTGTTTTGAAGGGTGACAAAGGGTTGATGGCTGAAAGGTTGTGTGCCCTCCGACCTTGGAATATTGGTGAGTTGGCTGGACAGGAGAAGTCACCAGCTAATAAGCAACGACTTAGTGAGTATGCGGATAGTCCTGATGAACCGGTGCCGGGGGGAGAGTCCCTTGCGTGGTTCAGGTCACGATATAAGAATGTGCTGGGGGACATCCTGTCGAAGCCTGGACCCTCTCTAATCGTCCAACATGCCTCAAACGATCATGAGGTGGGGCATATCCTACATGGTGACATCGACGCCCTTGATGTGGAGCCGGGTGGAATCATCGGCATCTTCAGGGGTCCCAATGGCTTCGTAGGCAAGATTTTGAGCGGTCAACATAGTAGTCAAGCAGATTCGTATTCATGAAGTCCACTAACGGCATCTTCCACTACGGTTGGGATGGTCGCATTACGTATATAAACGATCAATATTCTCAACGCATGTACCATAAAGATGGCCGCATCCTAGTTGTTAATTCTCATGAAGAACATGATGAGGCGTTTGCAGAAGGTTTTCGGGATAAGTTACACCTAGCTCACAAGGTTTTGTAAGGAGACTCGTATGGGACTTGGAAAGATGGAAAAGAAAACGCCAGCAACTCAAGGTTATGGCGCGATTGGTGGCGAGATTAATCGTAACAACCCCGCCCCTGGGAAGCCTGTGTTCAAGCAGATGACCCTCTCAAAGCAGGGTAACTCGGTGAAAGCGACGCATCACTTCGTTGACCCTCAGCATGACAACGAACATTACATCTTTGGCGAGGGCGAGCAAAAGGGCTTGATGAACCACATCGGCAAACACCTCGGGTTCACCCAGTTAACGGGGAAGAAGAACGCCCCTGAAGGTCCTGAGGATGCCAACGCCTCGGCTAATCCCAATGCAAAGGACTCGGATAAGTAACATGAGAAAATGGCAAATAGCACTACTCGTGATCCTGTCGGCCATCTTGGTGGTTGCGGCGTTTGGTGAGGATAAGGTTCCTGCGAAGGCTCCTGTCCTTGGTGCCGAAACTCATCTCAACCTGGTGAAGGACCAGAATGATATTTACCGCACCGCCCTCCACATGAAGGACCTTGAATCACAATACCTCGCGGCACAGGCACAACTCAAGGGCCAGCAAGAGAAGTTTCAGTCTGACCTAAAGAATGCCCTTACCAACTCAGGCCTCGACCCCGCGAAGTATGAGATTAACGCCGAAACGTTTGATGTAACTCCCAAGCCAAAGGTGCAGTGATGCCCTGGACACGACAGCAAGTCAAGTATCTGTTGAGCAGTGGTTCGCCCCTAACTGGCGTGCAGAAGACCAAAATGAAGAACGAGCTTCATGCTGACCCGTCGATGGGACATAAGAAGAAGGGCAGCAACGCGCTGGCGAAGCACTTCGAGACTGAATCCCACATCATGGGCAAGAAGGCCCCTGGTCGCAAGACGAGTATGTGGCGGAAGGGGCAGCATGATTAAACAAGAGCAGAAACTTTCACACCCTACTGGTGGTCTTATTGGTGTTAGTTCTGTTACTCGTGTACAACCTGACGTTTTGCAAGCCCTCGATACCCGCCTGTCGGACATCTCCAAGGCCATGCGTGAGAACCGCACGATTGCGGCCTATGAATTGATTAGGCAGCTTCAGGAATTCGTGTCCTATGAACGAGCCAAACATTCTGCCCAATAAGTCAGCGAACGGCGTCAACGACACAATGACAGCGAACGGCGACATGAAGTTGCCTGATGGTGTGCGTGAAGCGCTGAATGAGATTACCAAGCTTCGCAAAGAGGCTTATGACTCGGGTGTGCGTGTTGGTTTCCAACGTGGCTTCGAGGCTGGCGTAGCGGCTGGCCTAGGTCAAGCCCCAAAGTATCCTAATGGTCCTGCCATACAATGAGTGACTCACACGGTCTAACCTTCGGCGCTGCCAAGTCCACCACCAACTTCAGGGGCACGGCTGAGGATGAAGAAATCCTCATCGAAGTCCGTGATAGGTTCGCCTATTGCGAAGACCAGTGGCAATGGATTCGGCAGGAAGCCCAGACGGATATGGAATACGTCTCGGGCAATGGGTGGCCTGAGAAGGAGAAAAAGAAGAGGCAGGATGCTTCGCGGCCATGCCTTTCATTCGATGAACTTGGCCAATATATCAACCAACTGATTAACGATGTCCGGCAGAACAAGCGGGCGATTCGTGTTGTACCGCGAGGGTCTGGGGCGAATGACAAGACCGCCGAGTTGCGCGGGAACCTGATTCGGGAGATTGAATACAAGTCCAACGCCCAGACTGCGTATGCCACAGCGTTCGAGTCCTTGTGCCAACGGTCGTATGGATATTGGAAGATCGTTACCTGCTATTGCTCCGAAAAGGGTTTTGACCAGGAAATCCGCATCAAGCGAATACCTAACCCTGATGCGGTTTATTTCGACCCGGATTGCAAAGAAATAGATTGCTCCGACGCCAAGTATTGCTACCTCCTTGACCAAGTTCCGCGTAAGGAATTCAAGAAACGGTGGCCCGACGCGGATACCCATGACTTCAACGATGAACAACAGTCCCTTGCGCCGCAGTGGATCAAAGAGAACTCGATTCAGGTTGCCGAGTATTGGCGCGTCGAAACCCGTAAACGCGACCTCCACATGGTCGACACGCCCAACGGTCCTCAAGCGATGTTT